CGGGGAACTGCTCCGTCAGATACCGGGCCCGGCAGACGCTCCCAGTTTCCTCCACGACCCAGAAGATCACTTCCTCTTCCAACCCGTCCTCATTCACCACCCATCCGCCGTACCACTCGATCATCGTTACCCACTGGAACTCTTCGGCCAGCCCAGCCCAGTCGGTGACAAAGCCAGCCTGGGACTCCTTGTGCTCAGTAATCTTGTCCTCGTCATGGGTAAGGTCCTGATGCGCACGAGTCTTCGCAGACGCCACGATCTCGTCAAAATCGTCTTGCGTGAGCAGGTCGTAGGTCTTGTCCGTCATCCGACGCTTGATGGAGTCAAGGTTGACCCGCACCAGCCGAGCCACCCATGGCGCACCGTACGGATTGTACGGAGTGACAGGTTGGAGGTTCTGGCACCGAAGGGGAACGACCACGTCCTCCAGGCGGTGCACGATGCACTGGGGCCCGTCGAACACCGTCGCTTTCCAACGCAGCTCCGCGTCCAGGCGCTCATCGTCCCGCTCGTAGATACTGACCTCGATCTCCTGCTCACCGCCCCCGTTCGGGTGGGGACGCTTGACAGTCCAGTGGTAGCCGTCCGCCGTCTCGTCGATGAGTTCCGTCGCGCCCTCGATCATGCTGGGGAGCGTGGTCACCATGTACTGGGACATACTCATCTCAGGGCTGGGAGCATCGAGGGTTCGCACGTCTACGTACTTCCGTTGCTCCTTGACCCATGGCTGGTAGGAGATGACCGTGCCATCGTCCACGAAGGACTGCACCGCCTCCTCCACTTTGCTTTCCCCGTCTGCCTCGACCATGAACTGATACTCAACAAGGTTGGCGGCTGCCTCGGCGGCCTCCTTGCGGTCCCGCCGAAGCGTATCACCTTGCATGACGGGGTGGTTCCCCAGGACGGCGTTGAAGAGCCCCGCCTGCACCCGGAGCGAGTTCGCGGCGATCATCGGGACGTGCTCGTTGTGCGCGTCCTCGTACATGAGCGTCTGATCTTGTCGCCACCCCCGCAACTTGGCGTAGCGGGACAGGCGGAGTTCCATCCAGTCTGCCCGCTCGTTCCGCGCATGGTCCACGCGGTCCTTGATCCCACGGGAGACCTGCTCCGTGTCGATAGCGAGAGAACGACGCCGACGACGGGGCTTCTTTACAGGCTCCCCACCAACGGGGATCTCCGACCCCTCAGTCGGAGCGATTGGAGAGTCGTTAATATCAGCCACGGCGTGCCATGAATCCTTTACAGAGTGGGCAGATGGTCGCAGGACCAAACCGCTCGTAGATTGGGGCCTGGTTCACTGGACGCACCTCTGTCCAGTTGTGCCCTTCCGTCCATGGCCACTCGTGCGACCAGACCTGGTAGGCGATGCCTCCACACTTGTCGCACCGGATGACCCCATCGACCGAGTGCTTCCCCGAGCAGTGCCCTGGACACTTCGGATCAGGGACGTAAGGTGTGGAGTGCCGAAGAGGGCCTGGGAGAGCAGCCGCTCGCGTCTCCCCATAGATCCGGCTCCACTCGTCATGGACGGCCATTAGTCATGGATAGGGGGAAACGGACGCCACACCACGTCATACCCCGCGTCACGCAACTCTCGCTCTATCTTGGGACCACTCACAACGTTTTGGCTATGAACCCAGATAGGCGTATTCTTATGCGCCTTTGTCTGGATGAGCCACTTTGCCACGTCTCGTCCTACTGCTGGCTCTGTACCAAGGTCATGGTCCAAGAAGATTACGTTGTAGCGGGATCGCTGGAGTGCGCTAATAGCGTCAGGAACAGTTTTCACCCAGTCCAATTGAGTACAGTAACCCCGGAACCACTCAATCCGTTCGGGGGAGTCATCCAGCACGAGGCATCGTCCGTCCCATTTCATGTGGTTGGGCGACATTATCGGCTTCTACCCCACGTATGAACGACACCGTTGCCCGAACGATAGCGCATGAACGACGGGTGGTCGTTCGCCAGGTAGCGGATCAGGTCCGGGAAGTCCTTCGCCCGGTCCCGGACCTTCTCCTTGGGCTCACGGTCTCCAGCACGGGTCCACTCATCCCAGGACCAGTGGGTCATCCCGTAGATGAACTTGGGGCAGATGTTGAAGACCCGGAACCTGGGGCGGCGGGTGAAGGGATCGGGGCGCAGGAGCCCCTGGACGTTCTGGATGCCTGCGTTGATGTCATCAGTAGCAAGGTCACAGCGCAGGTCAACCTCGTCGTAGGCCCGTCGGAAGTTCCACCCGCGCTGGAGCTTGTCATTGGTCTCCGTAGCGATATTGGGGTCCATGAGGCGGCGCACGATGTTGAAGTGGTGCTCGCGCTCAAGCGCGTCCACAGCCCGCTTCACGTCCAGCGCAGTGCCGTCCACCTCCAACTCCGCAACCAGCACGACGTCGTCAGAGGGCGTGACGGCGAACCAGCCCATCGCGTCTTTCTTGCGCGGGTGGGGGTCGATCACGAAGATGACGGGCCATGCCGCAGGGATGGGGTGCGGATCACAGACGTGTGTGAAGTCTGCGTAGTCCGTGCCATGGCAGGTCAGGCACTCCCCGTCCATGGGCGTCATCCGCTTCATGCACTTGAAGCACCAGTACGCGGCCCGCTGGGTGAAGAGGGAGTAGATGACGCCGGAGAGATGCAGGAAGTTCCCGTGTAGGCGGACCTCCCGCTGCTCCTCGGTCATGGTCGCGGCCAGGTCTGCGACGTCCTTAGCCGACAGGATGCGGTTACGCTCCGTGTGGAGAACGATGGACTCGAACTTCGCGTTCGGCTGCAACCCGGGCTCGTAGACCTCGTCAAAGAACCACCCCACGTCCGCACGCGCCTGGCCGATCTCGTCGGGCGGGGTGAACGCGGTGATGAGTTGGCCTCGGACGTCTAGGGTGCGGATGCGGTTCTCCCGGTAGATGTCCTGGGGTGGCAACTCGTCATGACCCACGAAGTGGAGCGACTGCCCCGCGAAGTCGGACAACTCCTGGTCGTAAGAGAGGAACTGGCAGGTGGAGACGCCACTCAGACTGATCTGCTCTCCACTAGAACTCTGCCAGTAGTTGTCAACTGACACAGAAAGAGTGCGGTACTTCTCCGAGTAGGCTTTGTCCCAGGTGCCTCCGACGAGGCAATGTTGAGGAATCCAGCCATAGTGTCCCCGATTCTGCCAGGGCTCGCCCACGCCGTTCCACTGGTCCCAGCGCAGCTTGGGCTTGATGACGGGCTCTAGCGTAGACGTGAGAGAGTTACAGACCACACGGGCCCGAATGGGCAACTGCGCCAACTTCTCTCGGGGGTAGGCGTTCTGGAGCGCCATGGGGATATGGCCGGTCATGCGGATTGCCAGTTCAGCCAGCATCGTGTCGGTCTTACTGGAGCGATTCCCCCCGACCAGCGCGATCTCCTTGGCGGTAGAGAGATGGACGTTGAGCGCGTTAGGGTTCGCCACGGTGTAGTAGGCGAGTTGTGTGGCCTGCCGGTCCGTGGTGGCGATGTCCCGCAGACCATTCTCCATCTCATCCAGCCACGCCGGGTCGGACTTCGCCCGAGCGGTGATGGCGTCCTGGGACATGGTGGAGAGTTCTGCCAGGTCGATCACCACTCGCCACCTTCGGGACCGACTCCGCCTGTATCTCCCGCAACTCCACCCGTATCCCCCATCCCGGCTGACTCTGCGGCGAGTCCAACATCGTTCGCTGCCGCTGCGGCAGCCGCCGCTGCATCCGCTTGACCAGCCGCCTCCGCTGCGAGTCCCACGTCATTCACGTCTGTTGGAGCCTCAGGGCTCATCCCCAAATTACGGCCTGCCAATCCCTGTTCCATGAGATTGGCTAGTTCTGCGGCAAGACCCACATCGTTTATGTCTCCGAGTGGGCCCACGTTCCCTAAAGGTGGGGGACGCAGGGGCATGGGAGGCATATCCGGCGGGTACGCTGCGGAGAAGGCTCGCAAACCGGGGAGTGTTGATACTTGCGAGAGGGCGGACAACGTCTGTGCGCTTGGGTTATTGATCCCAAGGGACGCGGCTAAGCCTTGTAGCCCACCAAGCGATTGCGACGCGAAGCCCATTGACCCAGCCCCGAGTCCAAGGGCTTGGCTCACGGTCTGCCCCGTGTTCCCCGCCCTCGCCATGTTCGCCGCGATAGCCGCAACGGGGTCGAACATGTTGGCTTGGGTTTGTGGGGCTGCCCCGGCGATTCCAACTCCTCGCGCGTTCGCTGCCAGGATGGCATCGAGGACCCGCGCGGTCGGGTCGAGGGGAGCGAAGGGCATCTCAGAGGTCAGTTGGGCCGTCCGTTGTCCCTCTTGAAGCGCCGCGAGTTGGCTCATGGACGTGATGTTGCCTGGCTGGGACAAGGGGGTGTCTGAGACGTACCCAGTGATCTGCTGGGCAAGATTCTTCGCGGTGCTGAGATCCATGCCCGGTTGGGCCATCAGGAATGACATCGCGCGTTCCCCGAGAGACTGCACTGGGTTATCAGGGAACGCGAGGTTGAACACGTTCGGGTCAGCGGTCGGAATCGCCATCTGGGCGAAGGGGGAGATGTCTGACACGCGGGTTCCCGGCGCTTCCATGCCCAAGTTCACGGTCTGGGGACCAGCCATTCCGCTGAGCGCGTTGATCCCCTGGCTTCCTATTTGACCGGTGAAGGGACCCGGGGCCATACCCGTGATTCCCCCAAAGAATGACCGGGCGAGCGCGAGGCTCTGAGCATCCATGGCGCCCGTTGCCGGGCTCTGGCTCCCGAACATCCCGAAGCCGAACCCTGGGGTTGCCCCGAACGCTTGGCTTGGGCCCGCTCCCTGCCCCGTCATCGTTCCCCCACCACCCATCCACGGCATCTCTGAGGCGTTGGAAGAGGTCGCCATTGTGGATTGGCTAGGGGCGCGGGGGGTGGAGACAGGCGGGGCAAGGGTCATCCCCCCTCCTCCACCGGCTAGTCCTCCCCCAGGCTGGGCGA